GCTGAAAAGTGGCTATATCTATCCGATATACTTAGAGAGTACCACGCCCAACAATCAAAAGGCATGTACACCGAAGAGGAAGTAGCAGAAGCAGCATTTAACTCTTGGACGGAATGTTATAAGCAGAACAGAAGAACGGATGCACCTTATGACAAGGCTGCTAGACTATACTCAAACCAAACCTTTGAGCAATACTGGAAATCAATCAAACCTAAAAAGTAGAGAAATGAGCATGAAGTTTGCAATGGATTGGGCGGG